ACTTTTCAATCGGTTCTTATCAATATCAACCTCTAACTCATCTATATACCTCTCTAAGAGGGTTGTAGTATCCTGTGCGTTCTCAATAATCTCATCAGATACATTCTCTGCATCTAACTCTGAAAAGTCCTCGACAATCTTAACCTCATGCGTCTTAACCGCAAGCAATCTATCAAGGAACTTATCAAATCCATATAAATCTTTCTTGTTTACAACAATAAGTTTTACAAACTTTTCTTCATATTGTTCTACGTCAACTGTAGAATAATCTGTCTGGGAATCATCATAATAAATCTTTGCAAAGATTGTATGTGGATTTTGAATGTACTCAAGTTCTCTGGTTGCCGTATCAAAGATATGAAAACCTTTTGTTTCGTTATGGTCACTCCATGTCATCTGGTATGTGTTACCAAGATAATAAATGTGACCATCATCTGACTTCTTATGGAAGTGTCCAGTGAAAACCGTGTCGAACTTTCTAAACATCTCTTTAGGATAACCGCCATCACAAAAATGTCCAGCGTGCATTTCAAATCCATTTACTTCTAGGTGACCCATACAGATATCTGCATAAGTCATTTGAATACCTCTCATGACAGATTCATAGTTACCCTCGTTAATCCAAGGTAACAAATGAATACCAACACCATCGAACTCTTCAGTACATGGGTGGTCATAACATTTAATGTTGGGGTATTTCTCATCTCCAGGCCCACCAAGTAATTCAAAGAGAGAGTTAATCTCATTGGTGTTCCTGTAGTAAGTATCGTGGTTTCCCACAATCATATGCATCGTAATATTTCTATCTACGATAGGCATTATGAACTGCTCACGAAAGTCTTTTGCAATCTTATATGAGATAAACTTACGTCTATCCATAACATCGCCCAAGTGTATAACCGTATCAATACCATGTTTATCCAAATACGGAAAGAATTCCTCTCTCCAGAATTTGTAGAAATGGTCGTTAAAGGCTAAACTGTCATTGCGAGCACCAAAGTGTGTATCAGTTATCAGTGCTATCTTCATTATAAAATAATTCTAATCCTTTTGGTTTGATTGCTTTTTTCTTAGGTTTGTAAACATCTTCTTCTGGTAAAAAATTCTTTTGTAAATAATCCACGAATGGATTACCCATATCATTTGCATCAATTAAACTTTCGTCTACTGTCATATTTTCGATAATCTTGTTCTTCACATGAGACTGTTTCTTTTCTTTTTGAATACGTCTAAGAAATGCATAATATATTATCTGTGTAAAATAAGCAAATGGATTGTTTGATTTCTCTGGGTTGAAGTTGTGTACATATTGCAAACAGTTTTCAATACCGTCAGATATCATTTCATCTCTATATGTGTAATTGATGAAATTTGGTCTGTACGATAGATGGTTTGCAATCTTTAAAAAACATTCTCCAATATAGTTTGTAATGGGTGGTTGAGGTTTACCCTCACTTGCAGCAACTTTACATCGCTCTTTCCACTCCACCATAGCTTGAAGGAATTCTTTATTATTTACATAATGTGGTTTATTCTTTGGTTTTATTGCCATGAGTCTTTCCCATAATTTAAGTACATCATACCTTATACAAAGGTGATTGTCAAGAAGTAAATTAATATCAATTTATTTTCAAAAAAGTCTTGACTTTCCCTTGACAAGACGGTATTATCCCTATGTAGGGTTTGAGAATGAATTAATGTATAGTGTCTTTGGTTGGAAATGGAATAAGATTATCATATTCTTCTTGTTCAATACGTTGTAAGTCTTCATCAGAAGGCTCATCCCAAACACGACCATTATCACTCAACGTCATCTTCTTTACACAATGTTCGTAGAATCTTGCAAGACCAATTGATGCATCTGATATAGCAACAATACTGGTTTTGTTTAAGTTTGCAATCTGAGTTTCACTTACAGTTAACCAACGTGATAACGCCATACTTTCTACAAAACCACCATCTAGTGATTTTGGATATAAGTTAACTTGTAATGGGTTTTTGACTTCTATATAAGGTCTACTCTTATCAGCAGAACTAATCACAGTTATAATCTCTTCCCCATTAGAAAGTTTTAAGACTTTTGTTTGATGTTCCATCTTTATCCTTTATCTATAGAGATTTGTTTAATATCATAATCAAACTCTTCTTCATTGTATATATTTATTCGTTCCATAAAGTGACGTAATGTGAAGTTTTGTTTTCCCTTGTGAGTAAAGTCATCTGCAATATCTACCAATCGAGCTGAGTCCTTATTATCACCAAGTCGCAATGCACGGCCAACGGATTGCAAGACTCTAATTCTACTTTTGGAGGGTGAAGAGAACACGATGTTGTGCAAATTACGAATATTAATGCCAGTACTAAATGTACCATATGATGCGACAATAACTGCATCGGTTTCCTTTTCTGTAATTGCACGAATCTCTTCTCTGGTTGCGGTGTCAGTACCCCCATAAACATAGAATACCTTTCTGTTACTTAGGGAGTCTTTCATCATCGTATGCAATACATCTCCATGCTTTTCCACAAATTGGAATAGTACTAATGTATTACCTGTTAAGTGTTTTGTCAAGTCAATAATGAATTTATTTCTACGTTCATCACGAACAATTAGGTCAACCTCATCTTGATAAGAAAGGTCTTTCATATACTTACAATCAGCATCTGGATAACGAAGAACAATACATTCGACCTTTAGTTTTGCGAGTGTATCACTGTCCATGAGTTCTTTAGTTGTAGTTACTTTGTTTACTGAACCAAATAGACCCTCTAGTACCAACCTATGTGTTTGCGTTCCGTCAAGCGTACCTGTGAACCCATGACGGTACTTACAAAGGGTCATCTTATTCATTATACCTGTTAATGACTTTGACTTAAAAATGTGTACTTCATCACCCATGATACAACCAAACTGTTCAAACCATTTCTTTTGCATCTTGTAAACTGATTGCCATGTGGATATTGTAATGGGCTTTGTGATATTCTTTGAGTATCCTTGATATATTTTTTGCATCATAGATTCGTTAAATCCATAATCAATGAAATCACTGTGCATCTGTTCTACCAAAGATGTTGTGGGAACAAGGATAAGAATATTCTGTTCTGTCTTCATTGCATACCAAACAGACAGAATGTAAATGATTAATGATTTGCCCGAAGCAGTAGGACTAAGAAGAAGACACCTATCATTTCTAATCGCATGAAGTATTGCATCAAACTGGTAGTCACGAACCTGTATATCAGCTCCTCTTGCTCTTGGTCTAACTCTTTGAATAAATTCTCGTACAACATCGGATTCGATTGTATCTCCATTCTTCACTCCTTCTTTATATTCAATTTCAATTTCATTGCGTTTTGCAAATTCTTCAATGTAGGATAACAGTCCAAAATATATTTCACCAGTTTGCATGGAAAACAAACGTATCTTTCCATCCCACATACGACTTCTGTACTGTGGCATAAACTTTGCGCCTGGCACTTCAAACGTAAAAAAATCTGAAAGTTCTCTTGCGATACCTTTGTCAGTTTCTACGTTTAAATATACTTCATTCTTTTTTGAGATTATCAAATCGAACCTTCCATGAATCTCTTCCAATCAATCGCATTCTTTATTTGAAATCCACGATTGTTTAACATCTTGCACATCTTCTCTGCATGGTCTACCATTGCTTTGTGGTATTCCACAGCGTGCTGAGATTCAATCAACTCCTTATCACCTTCCAAATAAATTGGAACATCCTGTTTCAGTATTTTTAAGTCGAGGGGTTTTTCTCTGTAAACGTCTGGGTCTGCTTTACCACCGTAGTATTCCCACTTCTGTCTGTAAAGAATACGGTGTTTGGATTCAACCTGTTTCAATAACAAGTTCCAACGCATGAATATTTTTAAATATTTCCCATAGAGTTCTGGGGTCTTGAGAGATTCGATATCTAGTTGTGTATCGTCAATCTTTAAGTCCTTGGCGGACATCTCTTGTAGTTCTTCTAAGTTCATAATGTATCCTTCAATTCAAAGGGATGAGATTGCATATCTTCCTTGCGTTAGATATATTGACCGTTTGCATTTAGGTCTATGATAGGTGTTCAAGGGTATTGAACCTCATCCTAGTCTATTTATAATGTATGTAACGTGTATATTTTATATGTAAACGTCACGTTTGCTGTTAAGTATGTTATATCACCTTCTTGTTGATTATATGCAAGACTACTTAATGCAACAGGATAGATGTCTTGAAATCTTGCTTCTACAATAGGATTATTCTTTGCAGATGTAATTGTAAGTGTTGCATCAGAAAACATTCCAGAAATACTTTCCTGTCCAGCTTCCTTACCTTGAGATGGTACGACCTGTGTACCTTCAGTTTTTAAATTACCAAATTGTGTTCTTGATTCTGGGAAACCAATACCGACCATCCAGTTATGAACTTCTGTATAATTTGCAAGTTTTTCATCTACAAGAAAAGAAATCTCTAGATTCTCATATGTAAGTTCATCTCCCATAATAGGGATTGATTTAAATGGAGTTGGGAATATTGCCTCACCAAGATTAATGCCTGGCAAGTTGGCCGCAGTAGTAAAATATTCTACTAACGGTAATTTATTGATACTGAATTTAAACTTAGTTGGGTCTGCGTAGTCGAATTCAGTGGGTTGTCTGCTTAATGAATTTATCTGTACCATACATCTATTTATACAGAATAAAAAAAGGGAGAACCGAAGTTCTCCCTTTTGGTTGGTTGACCCAACTCTTATTATTACATAAGGTTGACCACTTGAACTCTACGATAGTACACGTTGTCGTTTGCACCAAGTGTAACATCAGTAGCAGTAGCAGTTGAGAATGGGTTCTGAGCAAGACCGTATCTTGTTTTGAAACCAATCTTAGGTTGGAATGTGTTCTCACCAACCGCACGAACCATTTGTAATGGAACATATGGGCAGTAGAAGACACCAGCATCGTAAGGTGAAGTACCTTTATAACCCACAACAAAGTACTGTTTTGCAGCAGCGTTTGCCATGTATGGGTCAATGTACACTTTATAACGACCATTCAATGTACCAGCAAAAGTGTTACCAGCGTCATCGACATTCAAGTTGTTATTAAGAGCAGGAGTGTAATCCAATACACCAGCCATTTGAAGTGCAGATGCAACATCAGATGAACAGATAAGGATATTACCTTTTCCTCTACGAGTTTGTTGAGCGATTACGTTAGCATCTCTCTCAACTTGGAACATAAGACCCTTGAACTTCTCAACAGACCAACGACCATTTGAGTCAGTGTCCATATCGAAGATACCACCGTTAGTAGTATCAGTCTGAGCACCTGGCTTTGCAGCCTTGTAGATAGACCTTACAACTTCACGGTTGATTTCAGCAAGGATTTCGGAAGACAGAATGTTTGACAATTCTGTTTCTGCGTCAAGACCGTGAATTGCTTTAAGGTCTTGTGCAAGTTCCATAGTGTATTCTGCTTTAAGAGCACGTGTCTTTGCAGTAACAGTCGCCTTCTCAATGGTGAATGCCATTTGAGCGAAAGCGTTGTTTGCGGAGTCACCTTGTGCTTCCATATTTGCAGTAGTGTCACCTGTACCAGATGTGAACGCACCAGGCGAACCATCGTTAAGTACGGCAGGGTTAGTACCAGCATGAGTACCAGCACCAGAGAAATCTGTATCTGCTTCACCGAATAGTGCTTCATCACCACCAGCAGAGTTGATTCTTGATTTCATTGCAAAGATAAGTCCAGTTGGCCCAGTCATTGGTTGAACTGCACAAATATCATATGCGATTAGGTTAGGCATAGCACGTCTTACCAATGAAATCAAAATTGGATCCCAATTTGATGCAGACGCAGTATTGTTGGCATGGACTGTCTCCCCAAGGAAGGCAGCATCTTCTTTTAGTGCTTTTTCTTGATTTTCCAAGATAACAGAAGTGACGGCACGCTTGTAGTTATCAGCAATCTCAGGCAAATCTGGATGCTGAAGGACTGGCTGCCACTTTTCTTGTAAGTTCTCTGAATTGAACATTTTAGTTCTCTCCTATGTTTTCTATATTATTATTATTTATTAAAAGTTACTTTTTCACAATATTAAAAGCTTCCGCCCCATAGGGTTTCGACTTCTGGATAGCGGACATATACGCAGCCATAGCGCCACTAACGTCAACTTCTTGATTTTCAGTTTCTACTTCTTCCTCAAGGGTTTGGGTAGCAACTGACTTAGGAAAATAATTTTCCTTCAAGGTGTTAAGTTTTGAAGTGAAATCTTCTTCACCGTTAAACTCAACATCTTCAACTAATCCCTCAAACTTTTCCTTTTCAGTATCAGCGAGGTCTGTTGAAACTTTTGCGATTACCTGTTCACGAACAAGTGAGGATTTCTCTTTGTTCATGTCAGTCATCTTTTCGATTGTTTCATTGAGTTTTGCCTCAAGGTCTTCAATCTTCTGAGCTTGACCCTCAAGAATGTCGTACTTCTCATCTGGAACATCAATGTAATGTTCTTCAAAGAGCGCTTTCAGTCCTGTGATAAAGTCTTCTGCAATTTCACCTTTTAACCCTCTATCAATAGCGAGTTCGTTCTCTTGCATCCACTCTTTAACAACATAGTCAAGATATGAATCAACTTTTTCAGTCAGTTCATTTTTGAAAGTTTCTACTTCTTCTGCAACTTCATGTGTCTTCTCAATGTCAAGTCTTTCGACTTCACTACGGAGTTTAGACTTCACGGCAGCTTCAAAGATTGTAGTTGCTTTTGCGGTAAACTCTTCTGAAAGGTTTTCACCTTCAATCAAAGCGTTTACATCTTCTGTTACGTCAATGGAATCAATGTCAAGAGCTTCTTTCTTAACACTTTCATTACTACCATATGAGCTAGTCATAACGGAAGCGGTTAGTTTTTCCATATCACCTTTTTTCATAGACTTCATGGCTTTGATGACAACATCTTCCATGCCCTTTTTAGTTTTAGGCATATCCATTTTTGGTTCATCGTCCATTTCATCCATTTTTTCTTCCTCATCATCCGAGTCTTTTTCGT